TTGTATTTAGTCATTAAAAACTCCTTTGTTCAAAACATTCAAGGTGTGACTTCACAAACATATTAGTTCTTACTTCTTCATAGAGTTCGCCTTGTATGCACTTGAGGTTCATCTTATATTTAGTCTGTGTTTGATTATACTTCATAACCCCCCAGGTAATGCAACACCCTACGATCAATCCCACTAGCACAAACCCTGTGCCTTTATATTCTTCGCTCATTACACTCTCCTTATAAGATATGTTCTGCTTACTCTACACATTTTATTGCCTTTAATTACATTTATTATATTACACTTGATCATCGGTTTCTTTTGCGATATTAAATACTGCTCCCCTGTATATTGCACCCCTACTTGAGTAGCAACGCTAGTGGCAACAGTCATACACCCTAAATTAAAGACCACTATAAGCATCAGTAAGACGTTGCGTAGACTCACGATAGCTTTTGACTCCTGTAATTTTTTCAGCTTTTTCTTCACATTTATATAAAGGTGTTATTACTATGTTATGTTTTTTTGTTGGCAAGTCTCTTATCCATGATAGTTCTTTCGGTCTTGTTTGCATAATACTTGACCACACAAGATCTCCTTGACTATTGAATTCTTCGATTGCCCATGCGTATGGGTCTTTCATATGATGTCCTTAGTAAAATACATGGTTGTTTATTATAACACGTGGTTTCATTCCCCACTGATTGTTAAGTGCGATGTTGTGAAAGTTTGTTGCGCCTTTGGAATAATCTCTTGCTTTTAAATGTAATATCTCGTATGCAATTTTGTAATATGATGTATTCTTTAACGCCTGTGGCGATGGTGGTTTTAGTTTACCATACCATGAGAATTGATAGGGCCTTTTCATTTCTACGCACACGTTTTCGGGTTTAAAATCAGCACGTCGGTATAACACGTAGCCTACGGCAATTTGCCCTGTGATACCCTCCCCCCTTGCTTCCATAAAAATTGTTTGTGCTAGACACGCCAATGCTTGGTCAATCATACTGACCTCCTATTTAAAGTGATACCAGTTATTTATTTACGAGAATTAATAAAGTTTTCGAGTTCAACAGAATAGAATCTTATCTTACCTGCATCTTCTGATGCGTTGCCTTTAAGTCCTATACGAGTGTTGTATTTGAAGATGTTCCCTCTGAGATAGCCAATGTATTCTTCGGGTGTTGATTTTGCCTTGATATAATCTAATGTTTCTATGCCCCCAACTTTGTAGTGGGGTGGGTGATTTACCATGTCGGCAGTAATAGGCGTAGCCCCTGCTCCTTGATTTTCTGTCATACTTCCTCCTTCACAAGAGTTAATAGTTCCTCTATGTTACCTTCATTTATGATGATTGCCAAGCCTTGATTTGCCTTGATTTGGTCGATGTTGTATTTTTGCAACGCAGTGACTTGACCCTTTCCTGCTTTACATTCTATAGCGATGAACCTACCTTTATAGCAGGCGATGATGTCAGGGATACCACTCTTACCATATCCTCCAGTTTGAGGGGAGAAATGATAGCAACCTAATGAATCCAAGATTTTCTTTACTTTGTTTTTTACCTTTGCTTCGGGTGTCATGTGTGTCCTTAGTTAGTGGTTCACCTCGTAGTGAATCCAAATCTGTTTCGTGTAAAACTATAATATATAATGACTTTGAATAAAGTCCCATAAAAACAGTTGATACTTGCCATGCTATGTTCTCTAAGTCTTTCATATTGTCAGGGCATATATACAAATCAGGTTCATATACTGTGGGTGCATTGTGTTCAGACCTAGCCTTAGCAAAAGGTAATTTCATTCTAATAAATATTGGTAATGTCTCATCTGTAAATTTCCTTGTATAGTTTTTATCTACGCAAACTACGTAGCTACCATCTGTATGGTACATCGGCACTCTCCAATGTTTCTTGAGAATGTGGTGTGGCATGGGGCAATATACTTTCATGTAACCCTTTCTATTATGTTAGTCGTTCTACCATTTTACCATCAATTGTAATATCTATGTTCCATGGTGAAGATTTAAAGTTTTCTAGATGTGTAAGATATTTTTTATTAAAAGTATTATGTTTGACGTGGATATACTTAGCAAACTTTTTCTTAAAGCCATTAATCCAATCACTAGGTTGAGCCTGACTACTTGTATAGTATCCAACATTAAATGCTTTCATATACACATATATAGCTTCGACAGGCTTCTCAAAAAATATTTTATCAGCTATAAGTAATGCGCCGTCTCGTTTTTCTTTACTCCAATAATAATGATTATCAATCTCTATAAGTTCGTTTGTTACTTCCTCTTTGTCTTGATTAAAAGTTTCTCTATCCATACAAGTTATAAAGGCATATGCACCATTAAGTTTATCTTGATAGATGTTCATAGCTTCTTTAGATTTCTTTCTATCTACTGTGTCATATTTTGCTAGATACTTTGATGATTCGTGTATTGCCATAGTATCCATGTTGAATCGCATGTGTTTAAAGATTGGTATTCTTATATCACCACGACTATCTCTACGCCCATACACAATACCACCATGTTCTACGCTTGATTGAAACACACCATTGGCATAGTTCCACGCAGAGAATATCATACGCATACCTTGATGAAACATATTAGTCACAATCTCTACTGTGTTGTCTGACCTAATAATTAAATCTACCTTAGGGTTCTTAACATCTTTTTCGTAGTAGCCTGTAGGTTCATAAGTTCTTGCATCAGTATTCCACTTCTCTTTTTCTCGCCACTTTTTAAACTCTTTACTATCCATGCTACCTTTCTTAGCATTGAATTCATCGGCAGTCATAGTTTCTGTTTGCCACTTGTGATAGTAACCTACGTGATACTCTACCTCGCCATTCACTTCTCTCGGATAAAAGTATTTATAGTTATGGTGTCTATCGGCAAATGGATACTTGTCTGTTGTCCCTCTATATGGTTTCTGTGTTTCCGTGATTCGTTTTAAGTGTTCATATCTTAGATTGCTATTCATTTTCATTCTCCCATTTTTTTATATTTTCTAATAAACCCCATGCACATTCATGCCTACCATAAATAATATCGTCTGTGCCATCGCTTGTAATGTAATCTTGTTTATTGTCTTTAGCATCGGCGACATCTTGATTCATTTCTGTTTCTTCTTCCAACCACTCTTTAACTTTCTTTAATACTTCTTCTGCATTACTCATACTTCCTCCTTAATTGGTGGGGCGTAGCTTAGGCTCATTTCTTTCAAGCTACTTTAAACTTTTAGTCAGCATGCTATTAGATACCTTTCGGCGAGAGACGTAGCCTGCATGGTTTGTTCATCTCTCTTTAAATACTATTATCTGACGCCTTTAAATGCACTTAGCATACAGTTCCCCATTGATTTATTCTGCTATACAAATTAGTTTATGCAACTTAAATCGCTTCACTAAATTATTTAATTTTTTATTACTTAACTTACATCTTTTATTCCATAACCTAGAAAGTCTACTATTTTTGTTGGTCGGATATTGATGCAATATTAAATTTATCTCCCCTATCTTTTCCTCTCTAGTCATCTATTCCCCCTGCTTGTTGAATTACATACTCTAATCTCATGTCAGCTAATAGTTTCTTTAACTGTTCTGCCGTTTTCTTAAATCGTCTAGCATAGTGCCAATTGATACGTTGTGATTCTTTACTTCTAATTTTTAATTTCCATGCTATAGAATTTACTTCCTGCATGACTGCGTTTCTTTCTTTTGCTAATTCTAATGTTTGTGTTGTATGCACTTTAATATGTTCTCCAATATGAGCATTTACTACGCCCATTGATTGACCAAAGAATATCTTGTCTTTAGTTCGCATCTTAGGCATTATATTTCCCTCCAACTCTCTGTTATAAAATTATATTCATACACATAGTCAGGTGTTCTAGTAATTGATACTACAAAGGTGCCCTCATCTAACTCATCACCTATTTTTAAATTATCAAATTCTTCTCTATCACATTCCCAATAACATTTAGAATCAACCTCTGAGTCATAATACTCGTCAAAGAAACCCTCTTCAAAAACACCTATGTAATGCTCTATATCGTTTCCTTCAAATTTAGGTATTACATTTTCTAAAGATACTCTATCAAACACCATGGGATATAACTTAACTACTGCCACTCCTTGTGCTTTTCTAATAGTTTGTTCTACTATGTTATCCATTAATCTTCCTTTTTAACGACCTTGCCACTTGGTGCTACAAAGTTATTATTCTGTGTCACAAGCCATAGCGTAGGGCATTTAACGTTCCACGTTATATCTGATTCTAAATATCCGTCTGTGAATACAATGACTGCTTCGGCTTCCACACGAGATTTATTTAGGTATTCACTTACACATGAAACTGTAGTTCCACCACCACCCTGTGGTTTAAGTATTTCTTTGATGTTGTCATAGTGTTCAGGTAGAAAGACTTGTTCACCATGCACCTCAGTATCCCACCACAACACACGCACTTTACTTGGCGTGGCAACAGAGCAAATTGATGCCAGTTCTGACGCAAACTCAGTAAGCACTTCACTATTGATTGAGCCTGATGTATCAATGGCAACTACTAACTCACCTACCGATTCGTTTTCCATACTTGGTAAATAAATATCATTAGCCATCTGTCGCTTGTTAAACTTACGCCATGTATATTCATCTGAGCCTTTGGTTGCACTCGATATAAACTCGCGTAGCACCTCTCGCCAATTCACTTTGGGTTCTAACATATCACCAATCACGCGAGGAATCTTAGCACCCATACGACCTGCGAGTATGCCACCCTCACGTAAAGCCTTGTCAATCTTGCCTGACATTTCCTTAGCTTCTTCATCAGTCATGTTCTGTGCATCTTCAAAGCCATGCTCATCTAGTGTCTTACCTAGTGATTCACCTTTACCTGAATCTTTGTTTTGTTTCTGTTGTTTCTTCAAGTCCTCGTATATCTCACGCACCGACCAATTGTGATACTTGGCATCGTAGAGACCACCCTCAGGTAAGTGACACAAATCTCTATCGTTCAGATTCATAATGACATCATTGACTGCATAGTCTGTCGCTACATTGATTGCTTGTGGGTTATCCTTAAACTCTTTCTTGAACCTAGGTATATGCTTTAGTGCAACGTGTAAGTTCTCGTGTAGTATCAAACCTCGTAACTCAGGGTCTGTCAGCTTAGACATAAATTCACGACCATACTTTTTATTAACTCCGTCAGTATATGCCGTAACATTATCTTCAATGACTGCGTTCTTACCCATGAGCATGACACCTGAATACAATGCCGTCTCACGATGTTTCATCAATGCTATGTGTGCTTTCTTTAGTCTTGTTTCTTGTGTGATACTCATAGTCTTGCCCTCAACATTGTTAGTCTTTGAATTCTTTGGATACTTTCATGTATTGGTACGGCATTGTCAGGTGATGCGTTTTCTTTTAACTCTTGGTTAAACTTTTTCTCAATACCAATGTAGTCACCAATAATGTCATACAACAATTTATTCTCGTAGTCGTCTATATCTAATTGCATACTTCCTCCTTTTAATTTCTTGTAGGTATATGGTTTAAAATAACTCATGGTTCTCAGTAGCCCACTTAGCTATCTCTGAATTGTTACGTGCTAGTTTCACACCATTCTTACTACGCACCATCATGGTAAAGAATACTGCTTGAATCTCGCTACTCTCAATGCGATTCACAAACTTCATGAACGCTGATAAGTCCTCTTGTGTTGCTAGGTTATCTGTCGCTTGGAACATCAACATCAATAGTGCAGAGGTTTCTGTCGGCATACTAATGTCCATAGGTTTCTCAATGATGTCTCGGAAACGAGGTAATGATTTCTCTACCGATAGGAACGCACTCATATCTGCTGACGCACTAGCACCGATAGTCCCTGCCAACGCACACATGACTGCATTATCACCTAGCACCTCTTTGTTATCCACGATGACTGATGCCTTAGCCAATGAACGTGGTGAACAGAATGACAACACTGCTTTACTTGGTTGAAAGATATATGGATTGTCTGCTTGGTCGCCGTCTGTATAACTCGCCAATGACCTAGGAAACATATACACCCATGCTCTGATTAACGGATTGATTGCATTGTCCGTTGCCCATTTCAACCATGTATCAACATCAGGCTTTTGCATCTTCAATATACATACACGATTCCCTGCATGAGCCAACATACTGTCGCCCACTCCGTCACTTGTATTGTTACTTGTTGCAAAAACTATCGATTCACGTGGTAGTGAAACGTCACCCACAGTTCTCTCTAACATTAACCTTGTGAATATAACTTGCAATAGCTTTGGTGATTTCATAAACTCATCGAGTAAGATAACCTTAGGCTTTGGTGAATCTAGTTTAAACAATTTACCCACATAGTTATCCAACGTCTTTGTGTCATGGTTCGGTATTGTCATAGATATATCACTCATGTCTTTCACAGGGCAATCTACATAGATATACTCATACTTGTCCCCTAAGTCCTCCTCCAACATCTTGAGTATTGACGTCTTACCACAACCAGGCTCAGATTGGATTACAGGCGTAAGTTCCTTGCCTATCGTGGGTATGAGTTTTCTTAGTTCATCAATCGTTACATTGTTTACTGTATTTATTGTTGCCATGCTACGTCTCCTTAGAATTTAAATTTAGATAAGATGTCATCAACATCATTCTTTACTCTGTCACGCACCATATCGTTCTCTCTGATTAAGTCTGAATCTACTCCACTTAGCGTTCGTTCTAGTCCTAATACTGCACTTGCTAACTTATTACTTACTTCATTCTCAATCGGTTTGAATTGCTTAAACGTATTGCATAAGTCCTTAGCTTTATCCAATGTTGATTCATAAATCTTACGACGCTTAGTTTTCGTTTCACCTGATACTGAATCCTTAGTTTCATCAATGCCACAACAATGACTGATACTTTCCATGACTTCTGTGATTCGTTCTACTTGCTCATTTAGGATACCAGTTATGATGCCCTCAGCTTGTCTCTCATACTGACCTTTCAAGTCCTCAGCTATGTCGTTACTAATCTGACATCGCCAATCGTGAGCAGGCACTTCGGCTACGTATAACTTTATCCCAAATTTATTTCTTACCTCACTCGCACTTGGGTAGTCTGATACGTTAAACATATCGCCTGCCTTGAAAGCCATGTTCGATACAATCGCTTGGTAGTTGTTTATAAAACTGTCTAGTAACCTATTGAATTCTACGTCGTGGTCATTGAATTCTTTTTTGAATTTCTCTAGGTTGATGACAGGCAATATGTCTTGTGCATTGTTCCACCTAAACGTGCTACGCTTGAGCCAGTTGTATATAGTCTGCCTGTAGTTCGCTACGCGTTTATGGAATTGGTCATCAGCTAAGAGATTCTTAACAAATCTACCTGCACTGCTAGTTGCTTTCTTAGCGTGAGTTACCTCGTCGCTGATACCTCTGTCTTGCTTTGTTGCTGACCATACATTGACATCGACTGATACTAATACTGCTGACGTTGCCAACGATATGATATGGTTCGGTTGTTGCATCTCAAACTTCAAGACGTTTGCTTCCATGTCTATCTCCTTATGTTGTTGTTCACGTTGTCGTGAATTGTTTAATTACCATCATCTATAACTTTCTTACCCCATGTCTATACAGTATATCATAACTTGACATATAAACATAGCACTTGGGATAAACTAGATGTTCATTTCTATACCCCTATATACACTCATAATACTCCACGGGTCAAAGCCACTACCACTTTCCTCGATGTCCTCTATTTCCTCACCGATTCTAATGAATGAGCATGACACAGGATTTTCCATACCTTGCTTACTATCATATAATTCTGCATACTCCACCATCATTTCATACAACCTCTCATGAGCCTTAACATCTTTATAGTCCGAATACCATTTCAAACTATCAGCATAAAACTTAATAGTCCTGTTTTCTTTGTCTATGGTTAGATATTCATTTATCTCATGTGTCTCATCAAAACATTTCTTAGCTACTTCGTCACCTTGCATCTCGGTTAGCATAAGTAAAAATAACCCATCAGCACTCAGATTCTTTTCTTCTTCTGTTGCTTGGTCATTCCAAACTATGTCATCAACCTTGACACCATATGCAACCTCGCTACGATAGCCCATTTTCTTTATCCTCTACATATTACAAGCGTTTAGAATAATAGATAGCATCTTGTATCGCTTGCCACTCAAACATATTCTTTTGCTTAGCTATCTCAAGTAACTCCTGTTCTTCTAATTGTTTCTGATGCCACATCGCGTCTATCTCATCTTGTTCCATACCTTGTTCCTCCTGTTTAATTAACCATTCTTTAACCTTGCCCATATGTTTTCTCCAATACTATTTCTTTTAACCTTGCATCTACGGCATCAAAGTTTAGTTGCCTATATTCCTGCATACCATACCAATTCTCTACACCAATCTTTTCGTTATCGTATCGTCTAATATAATCTCTCTTAGCTTGATACTCCTCACTCAAATTTCTAAACATTTGGTCTAACTTTTTTCCTTTAACCTTACCCATATTAGTCCTCCTCTTGTAGTGAACGGATATAATGCAACAACTCTCTACTTACCTCATACCTACCATGCACAATATCTTCTGTGCCGTCTGTAAGTTCGTCTAACCCATTAACTATCTCAGCGTCATGTTTCAGTTCGTCTTTTAGCCACTCTGTGATATTAACTACTATCTGTTCATACTTTGACCTTCTTGACATGATTAGTCCTCACATATGCCATTGGCACAGTTCTTAGCTTCGAGGATTTCACGTTCCAATTCCTCAACTGCCTTGTTGTTAATAACTTCATAGGCATACTCTTTAACCTCTGAATATATCTCGCCCTCGATGACATCTAACTTGCATAGTAACCCTTTGTCTTTCACGTGGTCTTTGATGACTGATGCAACATATGTCTCGCCTGTTATATCCTCACCCCATGATTCAATCTCAGTGAGTTTTTCTTTAGGCATCGTTACTTCTACTATTGCTAGAAACTTTATTACTTCCATGATTCCCTCCTACAATGGTCTAATGATTGTTGTTTAATATCTACTGTGTGAATCTGCCCTGCTAACTCTTGCCATAACTCAGGGTGTCGCATCGCTTCTAACTCTGCTTCTTTACTACTATGTGCCATGACTTCAACCTCATACACAATGCTTTCCTCCAACTTAACTGTATATTGTTTCATGTTTACGTGACCTCCTATTGTTGTGCCTTGTTTATTGTATGTCCTACTAATCCTTGATGCCTTACTACATCTTTCATCTCGTCAGTATTTAACCACATATCTACTTCACTCGGTCTTAACTGCGATTGGTGCCTTGTCGTGCTTTGTGAATACTTATCCTTGTTACCTATCCACTTATTCTGCTCACTATCGTAGATATACATAGGAAAATGGTGTCCATAACTATACACTACATAAATCTTTTCTATCAACTCTATCTTATCTACTGACTCCTCACTACTATGCCACCATTTAGCAAACGTATTGCTACCTTGAAACTCTTTGAACCCATTTACATAATCTCTTGCCTTGTTATTCGATACTCTCATTTTGTCTTCCTTTCATATGATTTATAATGCGTTGTAGTATAGGTGCAATTGTGTCGTCGTAATCTTTCTCGTCTGCCAACCTATAACTTATGTCTATTAAGTCTTCAATCATTTTATTTACATCACTCATATCTATCCCCTTTAATTATCTTTGTCGATGACTTCTATTTCAACTCTGAACCCTGCATCTTCTAACCAAGTAACAATCTCACTTTTTACTAACTCAGCATCAATGTAGTTCAACTCCTCATCGCCGTTATCTTGCCATTCATCTACATGTGAAGTGTTAAAGTCATAAGCCAAGTTCATTGTTACTTTGTATCTCTTTGTCGCTATCATCTTACGTTCCCTCCTCCAGTGAATAATACTCATCTTCTAGTTTGTTTCTTTCCCTCTCTAGTTCTTCTATCCTTACATCAAGTTCTATCAACGCCTGTCTTAGTTCTTCTTTTTTATCTATCATCTTACGTTCCCTCCCTTGTTGTTAAGTCCTTTCAAGTCCTCTCTGTTTGTAATCACCATGTAATTGCTCTTGTGCATAGGTGCTATCGTGTGCTTTTTATTCCTTGCATCTACCTCGCCACACTTTAAACACGTGGTATAACCCAACGCCCATCTTTGGTGCAATACGTGGTCGCCACACTTAACACATAGATTCTTGTACTCTAT